GATGTGACCCATATCTTCATATAAAGAATGTAATCTCTCATCCATTGCTTTTGCTTCCATAGCGAATTTATCGAATGATTTACCCATCTTATCCAATTCCTGCATATTTCTTTTTACAGTTACCGCATCGAACCAATCACCACTCTCTCTCAATGTCATTTCTTTTGCAGCCTCAACAATAGCACCTAATGTATTTGCAACCTCAGTCATATCAGATTGTCTTTTCATTTGGTCTTGGAAAGTGTTGTAAGTAGAAATTATTTCTAAGAAGTGTTTTTTAACTTCAGTAGATAACTTTCTATCTTCTAAGTTTTCAGCTAAGCTGAATTTACCATTAACTATCTTTACTTCTTTCAAGTTAGTTTTACGGATATCATTGTAAGCCTTAGCTACATTTGTTCCTTTTGGTGCATCAACTTTTAAGCTTATCTTATTGTTGTGTACATAATCGTATATATCGAAATTCTTTGCCATTATTATGCTATTTCAGTTATTATTTCTCTCATTAAATCCTGTGCTTTGCAGTAATCACCACAAACATCAGTTCCTATTTGCTGTAAACCTCTATTAACAGATTCGTTTACAGGCACCATAAATGCTCCATGTGTAGATGGGTTAGATACAAAATCCCAACCAATCAATTCAAAGTCATCCTGAACCTTTACTTTACCTTCTCCGATATTAGTTACTGAACCCATACCTCTTGATGAGATGCCTAATAGAATTCCAGCTTTTAATAATTCTTTTAAGATATTACCAGATGGTGTTGGTAGAATTTCTACTGTGCCACAAAGGTCATCACCTTCCCAATGGATTTCTCTTACGTTATGAGATACGTTCTTTAAGTTAATTACAGTGGAGTCAGGGTGGTCTAATTCACCCAATGCTCTACGTTCTTTGATTAAGACTTCGTATTTCTTAGCCTCTCTCATTAAGATTTCTTTAGGATATACTCTACCATTTTGGTTTTCAGCAGATGCTCTTTGTAGAACACCTTTTACTAAAGTTCTACCACCTTCATCTTCTTTTACCTTACCTTCAAATAGGTTTGTTTCTATTAGTAATGATTTCATCTTTATATTCTTATTTACTAATTTTAATAGATTCCATTTTGCTTCTAATTTTAGAAGCCATTGTACCTAATTGAGTTTTATCAATACCTAAGCTATCAACTACCTGTGCTACTAATTGTAATTTTTGAATATTATTAAGTTTAGCATCTTTAATTTTATCAATAGCCATTCCTAATTTTTGTTTAACTGCAGATGGTATTGTTGCTTTTGGTAATTCAGTTGCAATATCTTCATTAGATTTACTAGCTCTTAAATCTGCTAAATCATCCCCTTCAATATCACCATCACCATCTACATCCAATTTATGTTGGTTACCGGTTAATTCTTCGTTTTTTTCACCTTTACCATTCCAAGCAGTATCAATTTTATTAAAAAATGATTTTTTTTCATCATCACTCATATCATTAATACTTTTACCTGCTTTATCTAAAGCTTTTTGAAAGAATGCCTGATATTCAGATTCTTCATTCATTACTTCCTTAACTAATTCTTTTAGTCTTTCTTTAGTTATTTTCATACTTTCTTTTTTGTTTGGTAGACCTTTATGTGATGTGGATGCATAATCTTTAGCAGATTTTTTAGTCATACTATCAGCCGCCTTCTCAACTTCTTTTGAAGGAGCTTCCATATCACCCTTTTGTACGGCATGAACCATACCCATAAATCGTTGCTGTGCTTTAGATTGTGCTGGCATATTATAAAGTTCTAATTTTTTCTGAAAGATTCATTAATCTCTCTTTTATCTTATGTAAACTTTTATTTGTTCTTTTATAGTAATCATCTCTCTTAACACCATTTTCATTCTTTATCTTAGAATACCAATTAACAAATTTCTCAACTTCACCTAATTGTTGTTTGATAGATGTTATACCCTTACTCATTTTAGCTTTAGGAGAACCATCTTCATTTTTAATTGCTAACCAACGATTTTCAGTCAATTCCATTCCACTAATACGTGCAATAGTACCACCATCTACATCTTTAGCTGCCACTTTTTTCATCGGTAAAAATTCATCTTTACTAACCGGAATATGGCCTAATGCATAATCGGATTCCATTTCAGATAATGTATTTACAACAGTACCACCAGTAGCTTTAGCTAATCTTTTATTTTTCTTTGCAGTTTGACCTGGTTTAGAAAATGCAGCTGGTGTATCGTATCCCGCTACACCACCAGTTACCGACATTTCTTCCAATTCTTCTTCCGATTGAATTTCTTTAACTATACTTCTGATTATTTCTTTTAATCTAGCTTCCATTAATTTAATTTAGATTTAAGTTCTTTAATTAGCTCATATGAAAGCATAATTGATGAAACTTGAGAATCGGATACAGTTTTACCCATTTTCATTTTTTCTAAAACAGAAATAGTTTCAGACAACTTAATAGTAGTAACTTTATCTTCTACTTTTGTTTTAATAGCTTTTAATTCAGCTATAATTTTTGGAAGTTCAATTCCAACATAATCTTTGAACTTAGTAGTATTAGTAATATTATTAATATACTCTTTTAATAGATTCTTTTGAGAATCATTCAAATTTGTATATTTTTTATTAAAAGTTTCTACAAGTATTTTATAGGTAAGTAATCTAAGGTCTTTGTCTTGTTGTTTATAGGATTCAATCAACTTCTTATCTTCAGTTGGTTGAAGTTTTTGCGAAGGTTTAGATGTAATGTTTTCAATTAAAGTAACTTTAGAATTAAAAATATCTTTAACATCATAATTTGATTCTCTTTTAGATTCAAATACTTTGTATATAGATGCAAGTACTTTATAGTTAGAAATAGGAGATGATAGGAATTGTTCAATATCAAACTTTGCTGAAACCTCTTTAATAAGATTAAATTTCTCCTTTGATAATACTGATTGGTTTAATTTAGTATGTGCATCACAAACAGTCTCTACCAATCTATCCGCTTTTGTTTCGGAACTATACTTTTCCTTCAATAATATGTCATAAAGACGTAATTCTTTATTTAACTCTGTATTAGGAGCGAAGAACTCTCTTACAATGTTTTTAGCGGTTTCTTTTTTATCGCCATTAAGAACTTCCAACGTTATTTGTCTTACTAAAAGCTCAAATAACACCCCAGTGTTCTTAAACTTGGAATGTTTAATTTTTTTCATTTAATTACCCTATATTTAATTACCCTATAAACTAACACATATAAATATAAACATTTTAATCTTTATTAAATTTTAATGTCATCTAATAGATTATTTTCATCCAAAAGGTCCATTTTCTGTGTTTTTTCACTTAGAATTTTCTTTTTTGCTGATATCCCGTTTATATATTCTCTTGCTAATTTTTTATGACTACTAGTCCCAACTCTATTATCTCTCTTTCTCTCTGCTTCGTTTTCTTTATTGCCAAGCGGGTCTCTACCATATGGATGTTTATCTTTACCATAAGTATTACCCTCTCTAGGTCTTCCAACCTTACCATCAACTATCTCTTGTTTCATTTTATCTATTTCCTCCTCCACATTTTGTTGTTGTGGTGGATTTGCTGGGTCTTCTCCCTGCTGCTCTATTGAATTGTAGCGGAAACGGTCTTTAATATCCAATATTAACTTAGCTCTTTCAACATCAACTTCATCTTGTGACATTCCAAATACATTATGGTATGCCCAATCGGTAGATAACATATTAAGAGCTTTAAGGTCAGATGCTAATCTTACCTTTTCACTCCATAGGTTTACTTTTTCTTGCTCATATATTGTAGATGCATTTGTAAGTGTTAATTCAAAGTTTGTTAATTCTGAATCATTTATACCTTGCGCTGCTAAGTGTACAATTGCTATTTTAGTTAATTCACTAACAACTGTTCGTTGAATTCTTTCAATAGTTCTTGCAAAACGAACATCTTCTGCAGCTAGAGTAGCTTTACCATTAACGTTCTCATCATACGATAAGTAAGCCTTTGGAACTCTTAATGCTGCAAATAATTTATTCTTTAAGTAATCAATATCTTCGATAGCTGCATATTCTAACCCCTGTAAATTTTCGATATTTGTTCCACTATCACTACCACGTACCGGTAGGAAAAAATCTTCCGTAAGATTTTGTATATTATACTTTAAGTTGTAATCTCCCGTTTCTTTATTAACAAATGGTGTCTTTTTCATTTTGTTAATAATCTTTTGCATGTAATTATCTACTTCTTGAGGTGGAATATTACCAATATCAATTTTGAATATTCTCTTTTCAGGTGCTCTCATAATACGATGTATTAACATCGCATCTTCCATTAAAGATAATTGTTTCCAAATCCTTCTACCATTTTCAATCATAGCTTTACCATATGGTAAAAAATTAGTATCTGATAGTAAACGGAAGTGAGCCATCTCATATGCTTCATATTCTTTTTTACCTAATCTATCCATTTCAACTTTATATTTTACATAGTTGAAATTATTAGGGTCTGTACCTTCAAGTCTTTCCGTATTATAAACAGAATGTGGCATTATATTTATAACACCCTTACCTTCTGCAATTTCTAATGCTAAGAATGCATCTCCATATTTTACAAGGTTTCTAACCCAAGGCCATAAATTAAACTCAACATTCATTACATCATAAAAAAGATTATGAAGTAATTCTCTTACATTTTCATTTGTAGATTTAATTTGAAGTACATCACCATATTCATTCTTAGTTGTACTTTCATCAGCGTATATATCTAATGCAGATGCAATAATAGGGTCTTGGTCCATAGCATCATAATCCCTAAAAAGTTCTCTACGAACTTGATGATATGCCATTGATTGGGCTCCTTGCTGGTTTTCATAATAAGACCTTTGTAATTTAGAATATCTATCTCTAAGATTTACAAAATTAGTATTCATTTGTCTATCTTCAACATCAACTACTTTTCGTTTACCTTGTTTATCAACGGTTACGATTGCGTTTGCTGAAAATAATTTCTTTAACCTACCAAAAAAGCTTCTGTCATCTAATTGTTGTTCTTCTGCCATAATTTATTTACCATTTTCTACAAGACCAATATCTTGCTTTTGTTCTAGGACCGGGATTTTCACAATTGTGTCTTGCTCTAAAAGATTTTCGTCTTTCAGGATTAGATTTTTTAATTTTTGCACCCTTTTCTCCAAAGTTTACTTTAATTACCTTTCCTGTTTTTGGGTTCTTAACATAAACCTTAAACTTCTTAACATCACCCTGCATTGGTTTACCCAATTTCACATCTCTACCCTGATATTCAGCTTCGTAAACACAATTGCAATTAGCTTCTTCTAATTGAGTTGAGTATGCTTTTAAGAAGTTTACGAAATCATCCATATCTTCTTGCTCTACATCCAATTCATCATAATCATCAATCGGATTGTCATGTGGGGTATCTCCTTTAGAGTATGCATTATCTACATATTCATCTTCATTAAGGATTGATTTAAGTTTAATCATAGAATTTCTATTTTGACATTATATAACATAAATATCGTAAAATATCAAAACACTATAACCATTGAGATAAATCTTCAAATCCATCACCAACTTTCATTTTCCAAGGGTTGTTCTCCGAATTACCACCACCATATATACCCGCATGTTGCATATTAGATGATATACCACCCAAAGTTCGTTTTGTTAAATCAATACCCTCCTGTCTCAATCTAAGTGCGGTATCTCTTACCCAAAGTGCTATGGATAAAGACATTACCAAGTCATCATTATACCCCTTCATAGCTTCTGCTCTACCATTCATATAGATAAATGTAAATAACTCATCTATCAAACGATTAGAACGTATTATAATTGCTTTTTCTCTAAAATATTCATCCAATTTAGATATAATTAATGGCCTAGTCTTAGATGTAGTTGAGAAACCAGCTACCATACCTCTTTCTTCGGCTCTGTATTTATTTCGTAATTGTTGTTCAACATCCACATACTTCAAATCTTTACTCATATAGAATAAATTTTTATATTGTCTATCTATACATTGTTGAATTGCTGCCCAACCAATATTTGCGTTTTCAATAACAAGCAATGCTTCATTATATTCAGTTGATAGATTTACTAAAAAATTACCAAAATCCTTAGTATCAATTTTTCCTTTGTATTCTGCAACTTGTGTAGCTGTTTGTATATCTATTATCTGAGCAGTTGAGTAATCGGCCCCATCACCTCTAGCAACGTCCGCTACAACCATATATGAACTATTTGCATTAGGGTATTCCCATCTCCAAAGGTTACCATCAAATCCAGTCTTTTCTAATGGTTCTTGGCAATATGTTTCTTTATAAAACATAAGAAGTTCAGGATCTACAACCGTTTCACCAGAAGATACAAAATCACAATCACATTCTTGAGCTGCTTTTTTTGCACCCAACAATTCTTGTTGTTGGTCTCTCCACTTTTGGTCTCTTTCAGGATGTACGGTCCAATGTAAACGGATTGTATTGAATGGGTTTCTACTTTCTTCAGCTCCTAACCAAGTTTGGTGAAACCAATTACCCACACCATTTGGAGTAGATAATGCAATACAACTACCACCCGTTGAAAGTGTAGATTGAGCTGCCACCCAAATATCATCGATATCATCAATAAAGGCGGCCTCATCAAATATTAGAAGTGATAAGGCTTCAGAACGTCCTGCATCAGGAGATGATGCAATAGCCTTAATTTGAGAACCATTTGTTAAACGAAGGGAAAGTTTGTTATCTTCCATAGACCCGTTCTTAAGCCAGCTAGGAAGTAATTCATGCATTACCCTTACTTTAGTTACTAAGTTCTTTGCTACATCTTGCTTTGTTGCAATAACCAATACGTTAAAGTCCGAATTGAATATCATTTTCCAAAGTGCGTATCCAGCCGATAAAGTAGAAATACCAGTTTGACGTGATTTTAATACTATATTAAATCTATTGTTTGCAAATTGAGTTAGAGTCTTTTCCTGAAATGGAAATAGATGAAAAGGTATCTTACCTCTAACTGGATGCTGAATCATACAATACTTTTTCATAAAGTGAATCGGGTCTACCGCACACTTTTTGTATTCTTCTGCTATTATATCCTTTAGGGATTTCTTTTGTGTTATGCCTGTACTCATACTAATCGTTAAGTGGTCTTACTAAATCGTAATTTTTATCTTTCAATTTTTCGTAAGCTTCATTTCTTAGTTTTGTGGCTTGTTCAATCTCTCCTTCAAACTTAACAATTTCTAAAAGTATTTCTGCTTTAAGTTCTTCTACATCCCTCTCCATACTCCAAGTTTCAATCTTACCATCTTCTTGAACTACTTCGTAAGTTTGTTTTGCATCTCTATAAGCTTGCTTAAACTGAGCCACTATATCATTACCATATGCAATCATATTAGAATATATTTTATAATCTTCATATGCTTCCCATAAACCATCTAATTTTATTTGAGCTTCTCTTAAAGTAAGACAATGTAAACAATATCCAGTCTTAGATATTAGCTTTTTATCAACTCTACCTATTTTAATCGTTTTACAATTATCTGATTTGCAACTATTCAACTTATCTAAATAAGCTCTAGTCTCAGCCATTATATCACCTAATTCCGAAAATTCTATTCTACCACCTTCGGTTTGTTCCCAAGACTTACCATTTTCATCCGTCCATCTTTCACCAACCTTGCGTTTTATTATTTCTTTATCAGCCCCTGCGAATGATACAAATGCTTCTTTTTGATAATCACCACCAGTTAATACCATATCCACCAACTTTCTACGGGTTGGATGCATAAACTTTTTATTGAATTCCTTTGCCATATTACTTACGATATATTTGTATATATAAGTATATCAAAATTCAAAAAACGATTAACTATCGAAGAAAATACCTAAAATTTGATTTAGGGGTGCGAATGCACCTGTTAATTTGTAAGTGTTACCACCATAAACGAATACAATACCCTCATTTGGTACAATCTTTTCAAATCCACCAAGTGCATTAAGTCTTTCTAACTCTAATTTCAATTTTGCAATCTTCTTAGGGTCACCACTTGCTTTTACTTGTTGAATTGTAGATTCTAAACGAGCTACCATTTGTCTTTTGGCACTATCAGGATTTGCTGTAAGTACAGAACTCATAAAAGATAATACATCAGCACCAACTCCTAAAAATATTTCCTCAAATCTCATTAGATTTTGCTTTGATATCTTTTGTTGGTCTTGTTTATCTATTTGTTCAGCCCAAGCTCTTAGCTTAGTGTCTTGTATAGTATTTATACGGAATGATTTATCGTTAAAAGCCCATCTCTTAACTAATCCTATTTTTTCTTGTGCATCTAATTTTTTTCCACCCTTTTCTACAAACTTAGTCCACCATGCTTGATGATAATCAGCCACACCATCGTTATCAGATAATCCAAATTCCGATTGAAGCTTCCCTATCATTGAAATATACTTTCCTTTTAATTTAGAAAGGTGTTCTGATTTAGGTAACTTATTCATTGGTGGTCCTTGTATTGTGTACTTAGATTGTACATGCGCATTTACTTGCTTAATCATTCCACCTAATATAGATGCTGCTTGTTGATTCTCACCTACAATAGTACCATCCATATCATAATCAAACGTACCATGAAATACTAACAGGGGTTGATTGTAAGGGATTACATTTACAGAGGTTGGATATATTACTTCCAAGTTCATAAACGAACTACCATCCTTAAAAATCTTCTTACGTTGTGGTTCTGATAGTGCTGCAATTGCTGCTGATAAATCTTTCATAGCGAAGTTATAAGCATCGGTTAATCCACCTCTACCAGCAAACTTATCTGCTACCTGTCCTATTGTCATAGCACCCTCACCTTTGTTTTTTAGGTGTGATTTGTTACGAGCTGCAACTAATCTACCATTTACCCAACTAACTGCCAATGCCTGCCCATCAGTTTTTTCTCTTGCTAATTCTAAATCACCATTAAGTGCTTTGGTTACAATTGTTTTAAGGTCACCGAATGTAAGGTTCATCTCAATATCAAATGGATGTGCCATATGTCCATAAGCCCCACCTTCTAACAATAGAGATTCGTTTACTGATTCTTTTTTCAAACTTCTTTTCTGAAGAACTAATTGATTAATTTGTGAGAATATATCTGCAATATCTTTATCCAGTTTCTTTTCATCTGCACTCATTGGAGATTCGATATCAACATCAGAATAAAGTTTTTTCTTTTTTACAATTAATACTTCTGCTTTTTTAAGTAAATCAGATTTTACCTTATCCAAATCTTTTAGGATTTCAGATGAAGTTGCCTCATCTATATTTTCTTTTTTTAATTTTTCAATTTCCTTTCTAAGTTTATCTATCTCTGCTCTAACTTTCATTTGTGCAGGAGATTTTGGCATCATCTTAAAAGCCTTATTATATAATAACACAAGTTCTTTTTCTAAATCTTTCAATCCTTCGTTTGTTGGATTTTCCATTTTAGCTAACTTATCGTAATATTTAATATCTTCCCACAAATGGTCCATAGCGATTTCAGTTGCAATACGAACATCGGTTGTATGTTCCATTTCAACTTTAATACCTTTCATTAATTGGGGTTTAATATATTCTGCTGCATATTGTTGTGGGTCATAGTATCCTTTTATATCCCACTTTTTAGCCAAATCAATTAGGGTTTTTCCTTTTGCTAAACCACCAGGAATATTATCAACCTGAACCGCTATTTCATATAAATTAGAATTATCGTTACCACACTTATGGCAAGTATATGGATGCTCACCCCCTTCTGATTTTTTCCATTCCCAATCACATTTAGAACATTGTATCATATCCGAATCAGTATTCTCATCTATCTCCTCATATCCACTCATACCTTTATTGTTAAGTTTTTTACTAACCTTCTTAACATCATCAGCTTTAGGTGCACCATTTATATATCCACCAGGTAAACTTAAACCCACACCAGCTCCGCCGGGAAATCCCATTTCATCTATCAATGAATCCAATTCATCAACTATTTCTTTAATATCTTCTTTTGATATAATTGTGTTCTTTTGATTATCAGGCAATTCCCAAAATCTTTTAGGTTTTTTCAAAGGAGTATCTCTATTAGTTTCTTCCCAATCTTCAACCTTATGTGGGTCATCTGCTGGATTTAATGTGCTTTGTGTTACGTTTTTAACTTTATAATATGCTTTTCTAAATTGAGTTTCGGTATCTTTAGATTTACCCTTACCTCTCATAGCATCTGCTTTTGGAGTATGTAATTGAGTATATCCACCCTGATTAAACCAAGGTTCTGGTTTTGTTGTATTCAATATTCTTGGTTTACCATCGGGAACATATCCAGTATCAGGCTCACCGGGATCTGCAGCTAAGCCAACCATACCAGTACTTTCTTTCAAATCGGTTTTTTTAGGAATTCTGAATGTTACTGCTTTTTTACCATTGATTGTTGGCATTCCCCATTCATCCTCACCAATCGATTTAACAACTACTTTTTTGTTTTTGAATTTACCCATCAATAGAGTATCGCCAACCTTTACGTTTAATTTGATTTCTTCACTAATATATTCTTTTAAGCTTTTCAATTTAAGCGTAATTAATTTGAATATCTGATTATCAAACTTTGGATATGCTTTTGTAAAATTGTTTTTTCTTTCAGCTTCACTACCAGCACTTAACCAATAACGAACATCAGTACCACTAATTGGATTGGGTTGTGATGGTGATGCATACACATATCCTTTATCCAAATACCCTTTATCAACTTTACCTTTATATGGTGTAAAGTATTTACCACCTAAACGATTTTGGTCTTTTTCACCAACTACAACTATTAAACCAGTAGTATCTGAATCATATTTCTTTAATATTTCTTCAGGTGCATATGGGTTTTTGACATTAACAATTTTAGATGATGGTATCCCAAACATCTGCATCATTATTGCTTTCTTTTCCTTAAAATTAAATGGAGATTTTTTTGAATCGGTAACATTAGAAGTTCCGATATATACGCTATCTTTACCGAATTTGCGTACTAAATTTTCATAAGTTGCGTAATGGCCCTTATGAAATGGTTGAAAGCGGCCTGAATAGACAACAACTACTTTGTCCATCCCTGCCGCTTCTTCCAATATTGATTCCACTAAAAATTTTGCCAATCCCTTCATATCATATAAATATTGGCGATTAATCTTTTAGTAAATTATTTAATCTTATTAGCCTCTAGCGCTTGTTGCTTTTGTTGTTCAGCTAATTGTTTTCTAGTAGGTGCACCCGGTTGGTATTGAATAGTACCATCCTGCATATTAATTCTACCTTGAGGATATTGTTCATCTAACGCATCAAGAGTTTGATTAATTTCAGAATTGACTGTTTTGAATTCACCCTCAGCCTTTTCTAAAATTTCATCTAATCTTACAAGTTCTTCAGCTAATTCTTTCTTTCTGATGTATATATTACCAAAATCCCCAATTAAAAGATTTGATTTTTGATTAAGTTCCTTTAATCTTTCGTAAATTGTTTCATCCACTTTAGCTATTTCAATTTCAATTGATTGTTTTTGTGGAATTTTATCTAATTCTGCCATAAATTTTTGTTTTTATTGTTTATATATATAACTATATTGTTTTTTAATTTTTGAACACAGAAACTCCTTTTTCTTTTACAACCACCCCAGCACAATAATTTCCATATTCTATTGATTGTTCAATACTATTGGTTTCTAAATATTTTGTTGTAAATCCAGCAGTAAATGTATCACCAGCTCCACTAACATCAGCAGAATCTACCGATTCTACTTTGAATGTTTGGGTTTTATACATAGCACCCCCTCTATCTAATGTACAAATAATCTTATCAAATAACCAATCATTTTCTTTTATAACACCAAAATTGTTTTGAAATTCCTGTCTATTTAACTTTACAAAGTTAATATTCTTACACCAATCTCCCAATCTTTTTTTAGTATCCAATATTGTAAATTTGGCCATTGATGCGATTGTATTAATATCTTCTTCATGTAAAAATCCTTTACAATAATCTGATATAACCACCGCATCGTATTTTACTAAATCAGGTAAATCGTAAATATCAATTCTATTTGTTGTATCATTTTCATCAACTCTCAAATATAATTCGTTTGTATTTTTATTTACATACCTTGTTTTGGTAATCATTCCTTTATCAAAATATGTATCAACATTCAATCCCATTGCCATTAGATTATTAGCAGTATTTCCAGCCATACCAATACCATATACTTCATCTATTGGTATAAAAACAGGACCACTTCCTTCTGGTGATTTTCTATTTGATGTCCCATATTTGAAAACATCTGTACATTTTTCTCCTATAACTAAAATCGTTTTACCCATCCTTTAATATCTTAGTTGTACTAATACCATTTACTTTTGTAAAAAATTTTATTTCTTTTGCAATACCACCACCTATTATTGGTTTATCTATATAATCATCCCCAATAACAAATATATCAGGTTCCCATTCCTTTATACAATTTCGTAATTCATCATCAGTAGCAAAAGATACAACACTATCAACTCCATTTATTGCGGATATAAATTCCATTCTATCAGATAAATTGTTAAATGGTCTATTTTTTCCTTTAATACTTTTTACACGTTTATCAGAATCCAATCCTATTCGTAATGTACCAAATTGTTTTGCATAATTAATAAGTCTTATATGACCTATATGTACTACATCAAACGTACCATTTACCCAAACTTTTTTCATTATAGGAATTTTTCCAACTCTTTTATTACCATTTCAGATGTAATTGATTTAGTACATTCAAATTGTCTTTGCGTTCCTTTTTGGTCAGGACACCAATTCCAATCCCCAGCATCTAATCTAAGTCTGTTGAAACAACCTTCACATTTTCCTTTTGGAGCTGCTACTCTATAACATTCTTTCATTTCAGCCCAATCGTATGAAAAGCCACTAATCAATACAGTTGGAACATCTAATGACCAACTTAACCAACTTAATCCACTACCAATACCAATGAATGCTTTCGATTTTTTCATTTCATCCATAACCAATTCAATTGGTCCATTTGGATGTTTAACGATTCCTTTTGGATATTGGTTACCCATATAGTCATCATTTTCTTTTGATAATAATTTTACGGTATATCCTCTATTATTTAACCAATCAACAACATCTTGCCAACCAGTAGGATTATTCCAAAATTTAGATTGAGCCGTTCCAAATACGCCAATACAAACTTGCTTTAGGTCATTATCAATATTAATATTTCGTTGCTTAACTTTTGGTTTTATTTCTGTATATTCTATCCCTAATATATCAGAACACATTTTTTGCATAGTTTGTTCTCTGAAATTGTTTGGGTTCTTTAATCCATTAATAGAACTATCTTCATTATAAAATAACCCAACCGAATACATAGCATATAAATCAGATACAATAGAACCTGGGGTTACAAATTCAATATCAGAATATTGCCCAATGAACATATCATTCATAAAAGTAGAAGTTATTACTTTACAATTATGTTTTTTTCTAAATTCTTCAACATATGGAAACCATGCCAATGAATCACCCAATGCTCTCGAATCAAATGCTATATACACTCTCTTATCGGTTGCATTATATATGGTTTCATACCATAATTTATCATTTTCATAAATGATAATTTTCCATTCAACAAAATATTCAATACTACATCTGCACCAACAATTGTTTTTTATGTTAGATGTAAAATGTATTTTACCAGTCTTATTGTCTATAAATTGTATTTTATAATCAGCAGACTTACTTCCTTTTATTTCAACAAAAGGACCTTTAACAAAATGAAAATGTACTTTATTTTGTACTTCTCTTATAGTATTAGTATTTTTAACTAAATTATCGTATATCATTAACTCCAAGTTTTAATAGTTTGGTCTATTAGAGAGAATCCCTCCGATTGTTTACAATATATTTTATTTGTGGTATATCTTAATTTTGGTTCTTTATAAAAAACATCAGTCAGCCAAATATCAAACCCTTCCCAAGGAGTATCATTGAATCTATCAATCCACCATTGCTTTGTACGATTTGGTATTAGATATGCATGTGCTAAATCTTGATTAGCTGCTGTTTTTGAAAATAAATCATCAACATGCTCTTTATTCCTAGAACCATTGTTTGCTAATCCAATATAATATACATCATCTCTTTCGGTTATAAAACATGCTCTATTTACTAACTCAACAAATTCTTCTAATCCCGTATAAATAAATGCATCTGCCTCAAATACTAAAGTGTAATCATAATCATCACTCATTGTTTCTAATGCTTTTCTATGAGCTTCAAAACAACCATAATGTCTACCAGTCAATGGACCTAATCCATTTCCAAAATTACCAGGCTTGTCTGATATATGTTCCGGTCTTTTGCAAAATTCAGCAGGTGGTAATTTATCGTATGGAGTATTAACCATTGGAAAGTAATCAATCCCATATTTAGCCAATTGCTTTATAGATGCCATACTAACTCTTTCTCTAACATCGTCAGGCTTAGTTAATAAATGTCTTATTTGAATGCGTGGTTTTTTTCTAATAAATGAACGGAATCCTTTTTCAAATTGTCCATAGAAAAATTCATCTGCTGCCTGTGTTACTCCATAGAATACTCCATAATCATCACCACTAACAATTCCACCTGGTTTTACTTTATTATACCAAACCTTCAAATCATCCTTTAGTGCATCATAACTATGTCCTGCATCCAACATTATATAATCAATACTATTATTTGCAAAGTTATTAGCTGCGTTTCTTGATGTATCTTTTATAGTTTCAATTTGTCCGTAATTATTAGAATAGATTGTATTATCTATAAATTCATAAAATATATCTCCAGAAAATGAACCAACTATTGTTTGATGTATATCTTCATCATCAGTACCTTTCCAAGTATCTACCGTTGTAAAATGTATATTTTTTTTAGATTCTCTAATCTTTTTTGCCAAATGATTTGTAGATTTACCAAACCAAGCACCAACTTCAACAAATACACAATTATCGTTGGCAACCTCTACCATTTTATCATATAATTCTTCATATGCAAACCAACCCGGTATTTCATTAAAATCAGGTTGAAGTTTTTCTAAAATATATCGTTTGGTTAATTTTACATCATCATTGATATATTGTACCAATGAATTATTATCATATGTATCTAAATAAGTTGCTAACTTTCTAAATAAACAAGGCATCTTAAAAGATAATGCTTCTTTAACTGATAATGGATTTAATTCTAAAACCGATGAAAAATAGAAAAGGTCACATGCTGCATAAAATGTATCCACATCATCTCTCTCACCCCATACAACACAATTCTCAGGTTTATGTTTCATTAAAGGCAACCAATAACTTTCATAATTCATAGCTTGGTTTCCTACAAAATGAAATTTAATTTTATACTTTTCTAATTGTCTTGCTATTGCAAATATTTCAGCTTGATTTTTGCCAGGTGAAAATAATCCAACATTTAGAACATGTTTCCAAGTTGGGTCTAATCCTAATTTCTTTTTCGCATCATCTTTATCAAATTCATATTCTTCAATTGGATACTCCCATAAATCAAGTTCAATACCAGTATCTTCAAATCTCTGCTTACTCCATTCCGATACTAAAACATATTTGTCTGGATGATATACTATTTCAGATGGATTTGTAAATGAACCATGTGTAGTTGCTATAATAAAATATTCTCTATCTTTTGTAAAGATTTGGTCTAATATATTTGATGGTAAATCAAATTGTGGGATTTCCTGAAAATGTATGATATCAGGTTTGAATTCTTTTATCACATCCAATACCTTTGATTTATCATCACCCAATGTGTGTACTAAAGCTAAGGATTTTATTCTATTTTTTTGAACAACAAATGCATCACCCCCACTATTATTCAATTCTACCACCTCAATATCAAACTCTTTGATAAAGTGTTTTATTTGCTTATAAGTATATTGAGGTTGTCCGCCAGTTGAAAGGTGCGGACATATATAAAGTAACTTTTTGCGTGTATTTTTCATTTAGACTAATTAATGTAACAAAGATACGAAATTTATTCGAGTATTCCAAATTTATTTTTCGAAAGTTATAGTACCCTCTCTTAAATCAACTTCACCTTTTGGATATGTTTTTTCCAATTCAGCTAATGTAGTATTTATTTCATTATTAATTTCATCGAATCTAATTTCCATAGAATTCTTTAATTGGTCTAATTTCAATAATTCATTTCTTAATTCTCTATTTCTAAGACTTACTTGACCAATATCCATAACAAGTGTATTTAATTCATTTTGGTTGTTTCTTAGTTTCTCCAATACATCAGATGATAATGCTTCTTTTAATTCTGCCATAATATAATTGTTTATATATAAGTATATATTTTTTAAGAAAACGAACCACTTATTTGTGCCTCTAATCTATCAACTTTGGATGATAATTCTTGTATTGCTTTTATCATAGGAGCCATAAATTCTTCATAACGTAATCCCAAATCAGAATGATTTTCTAAATCACCTTCAATATATCCAGCAAAATCATTAGTTGAAAGTCCCATTTCATCCAAAATTGTTTTCACATGCTGTGCAACCAACCCATGATGTTTTCTTATACCAGGAGTCCAAGTTATGTTTGGTGTTTGTTCATTTTTTATATATTCAATAACTTCTTCTTTTATTATAGTTCCATCGGAAGTTATGATAGCCGGTTCTTTAACTGTTTTTATATAATCCTCAATTTTTTCAGTAATAGCACTTCCAGAAATAAATTTATATGAAACCGGTTGTAATCTATTTATAAAATCCAATCCCAATTGAGATTGTTCTATTTCTAATTTTTGGTTTGCATCTGATGTTTGTATAGTTCCAGTATTCGACCATATTTGTTTCCATTTTTGTCCAGATTTTCCTATGGTCCAATAGTTATCACTTGCTGGTAAAAAATTAGAATATGAAGTTATATACGTTTGGTCTGCAGCTGTTGCTGTGCTTCTTCCACCTAGACGAAGTGATTCTTGTGTACCAGTTCCGCTAAAGTAATAATCACCTAAATAATTAGAAGTACCAAGTACAAACAATCCACCATTCATATAGATACCAGTATTACCCAAATTTGTTGGATACCCACCAAATGCAGATACATTAATCACACCACCAACAAAATTTGCTATCGCAGAAGACCCGCCATATGCACTTGGTTCGATTCTATTAAAACGAACATAAGCATCTTGATTTGATAATACCTGAATACCTCCATTCGTTATTTCCGTTTTATTTACGTTTGGTGAAAATTGAAAAGTAATATCACCAGTTGTTGTATGATTAGAAGTTCCAGTTGTAGTATAATATGTATTCGAACCCCCAACATAATCATATATAGCTGCCGCTGTAGCTGTAACTTTTAGTACTAATCTAAATTGATATATACCCGGTGCTGGTATTATCATTTGACCTGCTTTAGACCCAAATGGAATATTTCCCTGATAATATGCTGTTGATGAGTATGATGAATAATTCCAATAGTACGATTCAGTATAATAAGGGAATCCGCTATATGATACTACTGCACTATAATAAGAATTACTTGCAGTACCACTTCTATATGTAGATGCTCCATTTATTGCAACTTCGGATATAAACGTTGTTCCAGTTGAATTGAACATTTGCACATACCATTGACATGATGCATTTCCAGGAGATGCATATTCTGATTGATATGTTTCATATGCATATTGTGGAGGAGATGGTGGATAATCTGAAGCCGCCGATGGCGAAGTAGTTGATATAGTTAAAGATGTTTCTGGAATATACACAATGAAATTGGTATTACCTGCTTCACTAAAGGCTAGAGTTGTACCTGAATATGTACTGTTTGCTGATATACCAAGCGAACCACTATATACTTCAGTAATATAGTAAGTAGTATTAGTAGTTCCAGATGTTGAGGTTCTATTTCCATTAGTACCATCGTATTGTGAACCACTTATATATATAATCTGTCCACTTGGGTCAGTTAATGTTGCTTTTGGATTTAATACTACTTTAGCAGAACCAGTTGCGTTTGTATAAAATTCTATTGATGGCGCCTGTGTATCAAATCGTAATAAAGAACCAGATGCTAATAATTTATTATTAGCAATAGTAAATCCCCCAATCTCACCAGAATCGGCAGTTATTGTTCCATTTATATCTAATGTTCCCAGAGTATTATTCCAATAAACGTAGTTACCTTCAGTAGATGTATCTGCTCCAAATCTCATATTACCAACCGCATCCATATAGAATCCATTACCACCACCAATACTAAGTGCACCCGCAGAACGAATAAATCCTACATCACTACCTTCCTGTCCTATTACTAATCCTTTTGTTACCGTTGCATTTTCAGCAAGTAATAGTCCAGTTGCTACCGAACTAAATGTTGCTCCAAAAGATTTCCAATATGTTGCATATGAACCACCAGTAACAGGTGTTGTATCTGTTCCGATTGGCGCATTTACTACATTTGGAGTATGTGTTACTTTTGCTATATAATATGCACCATCACTTCCCTTAACAACATCAACTCTACCAGCTACACTATCATTAAAATATTGTAAACTACCTGTCCAAGGCCCCCTATAAACAACACCAGGACCCGGACCACCAGCAGTTCCATTTGTACCATTTGCACCATTTACACCACCACTACCAGCAGTTCCAGATGTACCAGCTGCTGCAGCTATTACCCAAGGACCTGAACCGGGGTATCCCGTTCCAGCGTTTGTGTTATTTGTTGCAGTATGTGTACTACCATACATAGACCAACTCTGCCCAGCATAACTTACTATATCATTAGGATAATATGTATATCCAGATGTCCAAACTCCTCTAAGAGAACCTTCTACTACACCCGGTTCAACTTGTCTAATTGCTCCAACAATTGTTAGTGTATCTCCATCCCAAAACATTCCCTTTCCAGAAGTTCCAGTTGTTTTTATTGAGAATCTACCCGTAGTTCCAGAAGTTCCATTTTCATATATCCCCAAGAAAACACCAGGTCTATCATATCCAATAGTACCAGTTGGTGCTAACGATGTACCAGATGTACCAGATGTACCTTGCGTACCCGTTTGTCCGATAGCTATATATGGGTCAGGTCTTCCACCTGCTATTACAATATTTGCGGATGGACCCGATGTATCTTTTGTACCAACATTAATTGTATTCTTTACATATGATTCTTGGAATATTGCAATTTGTGCAGCTATAAATAATTCTTCTTGTCCCAAATATTGCCAATAGTTATCGTCAACACCAGTACCTCCACTAAAAACAGGTTGTTTATATCCAACTGCTGTTCCTGGTCCACTTCCACTAACTGCTGCATAATAATGAGTTTCATTATTTACAGTTGGTGGGTCAGGCCAAATAACGGCATCTCTACGTTTATTAGTTGTTTCAACAGAACCTATATAATCAATATTATTTTTCCAAACACCTCTCATTACAATACCAGGTCCGGTATTTCCTTCAAATTGTACTGATAACGATTGTGTTTTGAAGAACGTTGCTCTACCTTCACAATCTATTTGATATACAATTTCAGCTGTTTGATTTACTTCAGGATTAGTCCATGTAGATAATCCAAGCATTTCAGCACCTTTAGGAGCATTAACACTAGAACTAACAAAAGCCCCAGCTGGACTTGTTATCCCTTGTAGTGTTATATGTCCTGAATAACTTAATATACTTATTCTACACTTATCTTTATATCCCGTAACATTATATGCATCAGGTTGACCTGTTACATACGCAAAATTAGATACGTTTGTTAATTCAGTATCTCCTCTATATGCCCTTATAATATTACCAGTATTATTTAATTCAAATTCACCGGATACTCTATATACGACACCAGCACTATCATTTTGCATCTTAACATCATAAGGAGCAGGTGGGGTATATTGTACAGACAAAGATTGAGTTACATAATCAATTTGTCTTCCCTTTTCATAATCAATTTTATAAATAACCTCTCCGCTTGTATTTGTAGCAGGTGCAGTCCATGCAACTATATCACTTAATGCGGCTGGATTTGATGGTGGGAACTTTGTTGGATTTTGCGCTAAAGTAATCCAAGGTGATTTAGAATGAACTGATGCTGAAAAATATCCCAAGTTTCCTATAAAGTTACCCAAAAAATCATTTACTTCTTGAGATACAACATATGATGATGTATGTGCTAATTGAGTAGTACCCTTATATGCTGATATTTGAATTCCACTTCCTGTAAATTGAGTTGACCATAAATCTGCTGTAATAGATGTATTCAAATTAGTTGCAGAATATTTGTATGCATCTGCTCCAGCTTTTATACCAGCAATAGTAACGGATGCTTCAGCTCTAAACGGATGTGAATCGGTTGGAGTTAGTGGAGCAGGTCTGTTACTACCATCTTTAATCTTTACTTTCCAAGTTCTAATTTCACCAGGAGCAGTTGAATTGGATGCATCTATATCAATGTAATTTTGCTCACTCCATGCATATACTTCCGAATTGTTACTTGTGTATGTGTTTTCATATAAAGTTTCAGTTCCATCTGGTTCTAATATATACCAATAGTAAAATATAGAACCTGTTGTATTAAAAGCATTTGCAGTTAATTTTACTTCAGATGGTTGTGGGTCATTTCCATCTCTATCATAGTTTACCGTAGCAGATGATGCTTCAGCAGTTATAGAACGTGCATTTGGTACTGATACATTTTTTGTAAATGTTTGAGTACGTTGATATATAGATGATGTATAACTATGACCCGGACCTAATGCGTATGGATATACCTCAATTGTATATACGGAACTAGCCGATACAAATGGATAATCAAATCTATTATAATTTATAGTTCCAGTATCAAAAGATGAACTTGATAACGAACCAGTTCTTATATTACTACCACTAACCGATAAGATTCTAAATGTACCAGGATCTTTTGATTGTGTTGTAAATCGTAATCGGTCATCACCTTCTTTTACTTTTATAGTAGTGTTTGCTGCATTATAATTAGATGGTATTACATAACCAACTTCATCTGCTGATATATTTGCCGATAGTGGTGTTATAATAATTTCAATAGGCGGTGGTCCATCTAATACTTTTGTATAATTTTGAATAACACTAGCAGTATAAACTGATGATGTATAATAAGGTTGAATTTCCAATGGATATTCAATACTTCCACTTAAATCAACAAAGAAATTAGATGCACTTACAATTAATGATGATGTATAATTCACATCAAAATATACGTTACCTACCGTTACGTTTGTATCAATTATAGAATTTTGTGCTATGTGGAATGTACCAGCTTCTCTACTAGCAGTAAACGATAGATATCTAGAACCTTGCTTTAATTTAATATCAGTTATAGATGGTTTATAATCATTAACAACACCTCTTGAATTTGCTGCTAATACAACATCTTTTGAATTTATTTCAAATACAATACTTTCATCGCCGGGCTTACCTTCCGGAACAATTGTAAATAATTTATCAGTTGATACCGATGCAGATGTCCAAGGTTCTGTATAAACAAAACTTAATAATATTTGTTTAGATTGTTGGAGTGCATCACCTAATGGATAAGTTGCTGCATTTGCTCTCGATGGTATAATGTTTCCAACTTCATCATATGCAACTACACTTATATCCGGATTACAACTATGTGTAACATATTGCATCCAATACTCAGCAACGTAATCTTTGTTAATTGACATTGATGGATAAATCTCAAAAGAACAACTTATTGGATTTTCAAAAGTACCCCTACGAAAAAATGATGCTGTTGCTGATGAGAATGTTGGAGTAAATGTACTTTCTAATCTTGGATTTATTGTAAATGCATCTACATCAAATAATACAATACCAGCATCCAAACCATCTTGTAAATCGGTTAATGTTAAAGATGTTAAAATAGATGATGATAAATCAAAAGATGAGGATGGAATCATATATAATGTTCTCTGTCCATCAATTGAATCTCTATTTAATACAGCATTATAATTTAATTCACCAGAACCAGTTGTACCAGCACTTAAACCTTTAACAAATCCTCTATCACTAGCTTCTTGTAATGTTATATATGTAGAACCAGATTGTACAAATAATTGTACATCACTTCTACCAAATGGTAAATTTTCTCTTAATGGTATTTCGTTTACACCATCAATACGAATTGCCTGCACTTCCAAAGAAGATGATGGGTCTGAATTTCGTATTACTATACCATTATAAGGTCTTATTTCAAAGTTTACTCCACCAAAACCATCCTGAACACGTGTTAATACAATAGTATCACTTACACCCTCACATGCACCTGTCAATTCTACAAATTGTACTTTAATATCTTCTCTAGAACCAGTAAAGTTCTGAACAGTCATAAAGACTGTATCCTTATCTATATCATTTAATAAACCCGGATACTGTCCACCAGGTAAAGCATATTGAGATGCCGATAATTCATTATTAAAAAAATCAAATGAACGAGATGTAAATGTTACAGACCCAGTTAAAAAACTTTTAACAACATCTATGAATATAGTTGTTGGTGGTAATGGTTGTGAACCAGAATCTATTTGAAAATATAATGATGATGGTATTAATTCTAAATTCTTAGCTATTGATACCAAATTACCACCATCAAATGTTTTACTTTCTTCAACTACAACAGGAATATAATTGTTATTAATATCATAAAACTGAAATAGGAAATCAAATGTTTGAGTAGGTAATGTTCTTGGTATTGGTTGTATAAAAGTAATTTCATCGGGAGAAAAAGATGTCTCTTGTGATGCTCTTAAACTAACATCCGATATATGCCACCCTGTACCAGTAACTTCAAAATGCAATCTTGCGTTTTTTATATTTTGCGCTTTGAAATTAGAAGTTATTTGAGATTTTTCTAAAAGAGTACTATCAGGTGTTACAGTTACAATATTTTGTTGTACTCCTATTGTTACAGGTGTATTATTTATTGTTGTTTCTCTTGAACCACTTAAATATACTTTCAAATAATTGTTAGATGGTATATTTTGAGCAAGTCTTGTATTAAATGTAAAACTATACTCCGAACCTTCGGTAAGCTGTAATGATTTTGTGGTGAAATATGAATTTATACCAGCAGTATTATCTAATCTAACCGAATTAAATAAATATGTTTGATTAAAGGTGGTATCTAAATTATTTGATGAAGTTACCCAATAATCTGTATAATTAAATACATCGAACAAACCATAGTTTTCTTGATTCTTTAATGTTGATTCGATATCAACTAATAATTCGTTTGATTCTAATTGAACTTCTTGTATAAATTGATAATCCGCTAAATCTGATGATGATTTTCTAAATACCTTTACTCTAGCAACATCACCAACAAATGTAGTTAAATCGGCTAATGTTATTTTTGCAAAAGAACCAGTTAATGCTGTTTTAAGATTATCCAATCCTTCTAAATAATTAAAAGAAGCAGTATATCTTTGATTTGTAAAATCCTGTACGATACCATTTAATGTATATGGAGTTGATACAGTTAAATCTCTATTATTTATAATATCATCTGCTGTTAAACTTACTCCTAAATCAGTAAGTTCTATACTAGTACCCGCCACAGAACCAGTCCAAGCACTTTTACCATCGTTTATTTGTAAAAGATATGAGGTTGGTAATGTATATCCAGCCAATTTAGTACCAGATGATGGAACTTGTGCAAATCCATCAACTTTACCTTTTTGAATAATTGGAGTTACAACATTTGAAAAGATAGGTTTAACTATTTCATTAATAGATACAGAAGGTCTACGGTAAAATCTAACCTTATCTTCATTTGCTAATAATTTATTTACTTTGAATGTTTTTTCCCACTTTACATTATAAATACCCTTCCATTCCGCTGGTATTTCTTGCTTATTACCACTTTCATCAATGTAAGTTTTTAATTCTCCTAATATCGTAATACTAGCTTCTCCAATTGGAGTATCTTCGTAAACGTAAACAGCTATTACTTTGGACAATCCTTCATAATATTCAGGAACACCATTACCTGGCTCATAATAAATTGGATTACCATCTACATCAAGAATTTCAATTTTAATTTCAGTTGATTCCATAAGATGTTCAGAACCCTCTATTAAAAACCCATTCTTACCACCAGTGAATACATCTTTGAATTCAGTAACTTTGAAATATTGAGAATTTGATAAAGTATCTACCAAATATGTTTCAAAATATCGTAAATGTGTACTTAGTTCAGGTGAGTATTTTTTAATTCTAGCCATTATATTGTTTTGATTAATCTAAGATAAATATTTACATAAATTTTTTATGTTTATAATTATATTAGAATTCTAAAGAAAACTAAAGAATGTTATGAAAAAATATGCAATGATACAAATTGATGCTGAAATACACCAAGCATTAAAGGAATTTTGTAAAGAGAAAGGATATAAGATAAATGGGTTGGTAGAAACGCTTATAAAAGAAAAGGTGCAGTCTTTGAACAAGACCACACCTAAAAATGTATTACCAGTTACTAAAAATTAATCTTAGAGAACCCATCTACTTTCTTAATTTCGATAAGCCCATCCACAATATCTCTCATTTGTTCTAAGTGAGAAATTACCCAAATGAAATCAAATTGAGTTTTAAGATATTGCATCATCATAAAGAGTGATGATAGATTATCTGCATCTAAAGTACCAAACCCTTCATCGATTACTAAGAAGTTAGGTCTAGGTAGATTGCATATGTTAATTAGAGCCACTCTAATCGCTAATCCACTAATGAACTTTTCCATACCACTACACATCTCTAAAGCCCATTCCTGGTCCTCATAAACGATTCTAGCGTTAATGTTCTTTCCATCCGTATCCATTGAGATTGAGAAGTCCACCACTTGTCCTAATATGTTGTTCACTTCGTTTTCAATAGCTGGAAGTGCTTTAGATATTAGTTCGTATGGTACTCCATCTTTCTTAACTGCATCTAAATAGAATGTGTATAATTGGTTTTTAGTTTCCAATTCCTTAACTTCTTCCATTTTATCTTTCATATTATCTATGAAAGTTTTTGTTGCACCTACATCTGACATTAATTTCAACATAAGTTTGTTTACATCCGATATTTGATTTTCCACACCTTGCTTCAATCTACGAACATTTTGTATTTGAATATCTAATGCCTGATTCTTAGTGATTGTTTCTTCGTTATCGTTGTATCTTTGAATATCAGCCTTTGTAGTTTCTAACTGATGATTTAATAATTCAATCTTACTATCTGCTGTTTTAATTTCACCTTCTAATCTATCTCTAAAAAAAATTAATCTATTATACTCACCAGTACAATGTTTCCATTGTTTGAATTGTTCCTCTACACCTTCCCAAGAATCCAAAGTTTGTTGGATACCTGTGCATTGGATAGTTGCGTTTTGAACAAACCTTTGTAGTTCAGGTAATGCTTCTTTTGCTCTCATTGCATCTTTAACAAATTCATTATCACAACAAAATTTACAATTTGGGTCATATTCATGTTTATCCAAATGGTTAATCTTTTCTTCCGCAGAATTTAATTGTGATTTTACTGTTGAATAAACTTTTTCTGCTTCAATTAAATTCTTTTGTTCCCTCTGATAATTCGAATACGCAACTTCTATATCAATTCCGTTTATATTAACTTTAGAATCAACCATTTCTTTAGCTTCTCGTACTAACTCTTTAGCTTCAGTATGTTTTTCTATTTTATCAAACTTAGTATCACCCCAAGTACTTAATTCACTTTCAATCTTTTGAATTTTGTGATTTAATTCATCAATATCTAAATTACCTTGAATTGGAACTATTTGTTGAGATAATCCTACTATTTGTTCCTCCAAATCAGCTTTACGATTTTCCAATTCCGTTTTTTCAGAATCTAACTCACCATACTCAACCTTCTTCTCATTCAAGTCGTTTTCTTTTTGGGCTAATTCTGTCGTAAAATCAGTACGCTTGAAATTTCTGATAAGAGCGTTCACATCTTTAATATCATTCGTTGCAGTTTCATACAATTTATCAAACATATCCAATCCCATAAATTGAGCCAACAAATCCTTTCTCTCCGATTGTGATTTATCAATGAATAGTGCATTGTTTCCTTGCAAACTCAATGCCGTCATTACGAAATCATCATATCTTCCTACATAGGTTTCAATGATTTGGTTTGTATCCCTTCTCTCCGTTCCGTTTAAGGATTCCCTTCCACTATCACCATCTTTCCAAAAGTCCACATCTACCTTTACATTTCTTCCCTTATTAATCGTTCTCCCTTCTCTACGGATATGGTACATTACCCCATCAATAGTGAAATCCAATTGGCAATGGAAATCCTGCTTCCTATTATTCATAACCGAAGCCGCTTTGTATGCTCTACTACATTTGTCAAATAAACAAAATGAGATTGAATCGAATAGAGATGATTTACCTTGTGCATTTGGTGCAAATAATCCCATCAGTCCGTTTACCTTATCAAACTTAATGATATTGTTCTCTCCATAGCTGAACATATTAGAGAAGTCAAACTTTACAGGCTTCCAGCTTATGTTTCTTTGTAGTTCTGATGGTTGTACTCTACTATTAATGTCACGATTGATTTTCTCTATCCCATCTAAGTCCTCCTTTGTTACGAATGGCATCATACGTTCAATATACTCCCCTATTAAAGAGTTTTGATGGTTTATATCACTCACACTATCAACCTCCAACCTTGCTTCTCTATCGTTGGTTTTCTTCTTATTAAATGTATCCGTTCTAATGATTGTAAAGTCCTCTACACCATACTTTGCCGTAATATCAGCCATCATCCTTTTAGTATCTGCGGTATCCGTATTAGTTATCCTCACTCTTAAACGAGGGAACTTCGGCATATCAGTTACATCCGGCACAATACCACCATCAACATCTAAAGTGTAATATCCATAATCGTTTTTGATATCAATTTCTTCGTAAGTCATTGTATCCAAATCCCAAGCTAAGAATCCGTGCTTATCTAAGGTTTCACCAAAGTTTTGTTGTACCAAAGAACCAGCATACACCACCTTACATCCGCTTGGTGATATCATCTCTTGTCTTTTATGAATATCTCCCAATAGGGCTAAATCATATCCATCAAATATATCAGTTGTGAAGTGTCTACTACTAACCACATATCCCACATCGGTTGTAGAGTTATCAACAGGTCCATGAAACAATGCAATCTTTTTGTTTCCGAATAAAGTATCGGCTTTAGGCCAATTATCTTTGTTATCAAATATACTGAATACTG